ACCGAGGGCCTGAACGGGATTGATGGCTCTGTTCTCCGACGGATACCGCATAGGCAGTCTGATGACAAGCGGGTCGGCACCGGCGTTCAGTGCGTCAAGCACGACACCTTCCACATGGTCTTCGGCGAAGGTTGTTACCAAGAAGAGACCTACTTCTGCGAAGATCGGAGTAGCGATAGGTACGATATCGTCAAGCTCGAAATACTTGTAGCCGATATCACCGTTGCGACCGGTCTTCTTGGCTCCGGCTTGCAGGAATTTCGTTCTCGCAATGAGAAGCCGCATCGGGATAGTCATCTTGGAATAATCGGGCTTCGGTTCTTCCTTGACCGGTTTCTCGGTCTTCTTTGCTTCTTTGGCGGGTTCCTTGACCGCCTTTTCCTTCTTCTCCACCTGTTCGTCAGGCGTTAATTTAATAGCCATTTGTCCTCCTTTGTCTTCTTCACCGAGAAAGTCTGAAAGCCGTTTTTCGGCAAGTGCTATGTACCACCGTTTGTCGATATCCTCGACCGTCAGATGGTTGTCGTTGTCAATAATGCAATGTTCCGGCAAGCTCTCGATCTTAGCTGTCCGTCCGGTCTCGCCGTGTACCTTGTAGAGCGTTCCGAGCCTCGTATCCGTCGTGGCATAGACTCGGTTTACCTTCTGTGTCGGAACCTTCTCGTTGCCTACGATCTGATAAGCCTCTCGGTATTTGCTCCCTGCCTTGGCTATCAGTTGGAATTGCAGAGGATCATTACAGGCGGTTATCGTCTCGGCAAGCGGGATACCCTTTACGAAGTAATCCACCATAGCCTTTTTGACGATTGTCGCATTGTTGTTTATTGCCCAGGCACCCTTCTGCGAGATACCGTAGTTAAGATAGCCACCTACCGTTTTAACCTCATCATTTTCCTTGATTATGAGGAGATTGTTTACATCTTTAATCCAAATCTTGGAAATATGGTCGGTTTCAAGCTCGAAGCCGGTCTCTTTCTGCCAGTCAGCCTCGATTTTTTCGGCTATTGCCAGCTCGCTCTTGTCTACCGAGTAGGCGAGGCCGTCGGTATTAAGGTTGAGCAGCTTTATCGTCTTACACGCCTTTAGCAGACGCATCGTAAGCACCGTCAAGAAGAGCTGTCCGCTTATCCGGAGAGAGCGCGTCGGGAGCGGGTCGTACAGGTCGTTGTACGGGTTTTCCTGCGCACCGGAGACGGTATTGAGAGGCAGTTTCAGATCTTTCGCAAGCTGTTTGTCGCTTGTCTTTTTTGCGTTTATCCTGTCTCGCCGTATCTGGTAAAACAGCTCCGGGTCGGGGACATTCCGCGACAGGTACTTGTACAGCTCGATAAGCGACGGATACAGGCTCGAAACATCAGAGTTCCGTATAACCCTCTTCTCGGTGGCTTCCTCGAAATAGCAGAGGAGCGAACCGTGAACACCTCCCCAAGCGTACTTGCAGAGCATGCCGCCGATTTCGATATCGAGTGACCGTGAGAACAGGTCATCGTCCGGAATACTCTTGTCGTGTATCTGCTCGAAGAAGTCGAGTATTTCCTGCGGAATTATCGACAGATCGAGATTTTGTGGATAAACATATTCCCGACCATCGTCTCTCGGCACATACTTTGCTTTCAGCATCATTGCTGTCAGCTTCGCGTTTGTGGAGGCAAGCGCGGTGATCTCGTCTATCTTGGCCCGCCTACCTAAGTTTGCTTTGGTTTGCAGATAGTCTTTCCGAAGATCGATAAGTTTTTCCGTAGCATCTACATCGTGCTTGCAGTAAAACTCCATCTCTTCCCGCTCGGCCTCTGTAAGCGGTCGGTCGATATCGAAAGGCACCGTGGTCTCTCGGATATCCATTCCGAGGTGACCTTCGATGGCCTTTAGCGATAATCCCTGCTGCACATCGTCTCTAATGTCTATGTTATTAAAGACAATCTGAGAAGTGTTCAGGCCCGGATACTGCCAGCCTTGCCCGCCTCCGATAATGAAGTCGTTCAGCTTCTTTATCTCCTGCGGCGTAAACCCGTTTATGATCGCATAGATGATATAGCGATCATAATTCTTCGAGTTAAAACCACAAAAGGCGTAATCTGGTCGGATACAGGCGGTAAGTTCTTCGGCATCGTTCCAGATGGCTGTGTAGGTCTTCGTGGTATAGTCCTTAAAGACGACAAGCCAGTCGTAGGCGGTAACCTCGATATCGTAGGTTATAAGCCTCATTGTTCTTGCTGTCGAAGATAGGTATCTTCCGTGAAAACCATAGCTCCGACATGACCGCACTTGATGGTACTGTCGCACCACATCTTGTACCCGGCCTCGGTTGCTCGCACATTGAACGAGTAGTCTTCCGACAGTCCCGGAATCGGGTTAAAGGGACTCATCCCGAATTTCTGTGCAAGGTCTTTGATCATGCTAACCTTAGTAAGACAGCATCCGAAACCGCCACCGGCGACCTCGAAAAACGAATCTCTCGGATAGTCGTAATACCGTGTTGCTTTCGCCGCAAGTAGGCCGTTCTCATCCTGATCTACCTTGATCTCTTTGCAGATAACGGGAGAAGTAGGTAACGCCCGTGCAAAGTAGATACCGCTCACATAGTCGTAATCATTTTCGACAGCTTTATCGACGAGCTTCTTTACGGTATCAGCCGGGAAGATCATGTCGGAATCGAGCCAGAGAATATAATCGAACCCACCGTCGATGGCTTTCTTGGCAAGACGGGTTCTTGCCATATAGATCAGTGTCCCAACCTCGACCGCTACCTGAAGCGGATAATCCGACGAAAGGAGTTCAAGAAGAGACATCATAAAACCCGCTTCGACGGTATGATACATAGGAATTGCCAACATAATTTTCGGTTTGTCCATTCTAATCCTCCATAAAATAACAACCATTCTTCCGGTAAGTAGTACACCGTTTCTTGTAAGAGTTTTGCAGATACCGAATGTTATCCACAAAGTCGTATACAATCGGGTCGGCTTTCCCGGCGTGAGTCCTTGCCACCCGTCCGACCGCCTGAGTGATGACCGCGAAATCTTTTTGCGGCGTTGCCAGGTATAGTCGTTCGAGGCGCGGGATATCGAGACCTTCTTTTGCGAGAGCGTAAGTGGCAAAGAGATACTTCTTTTCTCCGGTACGCATATCCTCGATGGCTTTATCTCGCGCCGCTTTTCCGCTCTTGCTCGTCATCTTTCCGCTGACCATTACCGCATCGGAGAGCATTTCCGACGGGAGCATAGCCATTAGCTTTGCCAGATGGTCGAGCCGGTCGGAAAGAATCAGTCCGGGATGATCGCGGTTTTCGGTGATCGTGTCGGCGATTATCCGGTTCCGCTCTTCGTCCTCCGTCAGATAAGTAATCATCCCATTGTAGTTGAGCGTACCGTCAGGGAAGAGGCACCGATTAGTAAGAGGAGTACCCGTGGCAATAGGCTTTATGCCTACGGTCATCGTCTTATCTGCTACCGCAGAATCAGGAACCGCGTATACCGTCTCACCGAGTAAGGCGAAGGTGCTTTTGATAAGACCGTCAGCTCTATGCACCGTTGCGGAGAGGCCGTATTTATGCCTTGCTGCGAGGCCGTTTAAGACCTTCGAGAACATCGTCACGCCACGAGCGGAAGCGGCGACCTTGTGGCACTCGTCTACCACGATACAATCCCAAACATCACGGTAAAGGCTGAGATCGAGGCTTGCCATAGTCTGTATTGTGGCAAAGGTTATTCCCTCTCCGATATTCACTTTGCCCTCGGTGATCGTTCCCATAAGCTCTTTCGGGAGATACCGTTCTGCTCGTTCTTTGCTCTGGTTCAGCAGATCGTGAGTATGCGTCAGCCAGAGAGCCTTGCACCCAAGCTCTGCGATAAGGGCAATTCCCATCTGCGTCTTACCGGAACCGGCTTTGCTTTGCAGGATACCGTATGCGGCTTCCTTCATCTTGTCTACGGCAATTCGTTGATAGTCGTAAAGCGGTACGGCATTTTGCGGATAACTGACCGGTGGGTGATAGTCGAAACACGGTTTTACGGTAGCGTCTACCCAGATATTCCGGGGGAGCTGCCGAAGCACTCCGAACGGCAGGATGAGCTTTTGACCGTCCGTCTCGTAAAGGTAAATCTTCCGAGGCGTATTGCCAGTCCAGAATCCCATTCTCTGCTTCCGCTGAAACTCGGGATTGTCCAGTTCGAGATTGTCCTGCGCCCAAGTCCATAACTGGTCGGTCGGGTTATGCACCCGTAATTGGTTAGCAACGAATATCAGCATATGCGCCTCAACCAATCCGAAAGAGGCGTTCCCTCTTTCTGTATCTCAGCCAGAGTCAGAGCCTTTACATCCTCTTGGATATAAAACTTGATGGTCGGGAAGGAGATCATATGAATTTCACCTTCCGGCAGCTTGAACGCGAACCATCCAAATTCCCGAGTCCGTTCCTCCCACAGCGTCATTGCGTTGTACTGGTTTTCTTCCACGCGGGAGAGCGGGAAGGTCTTTCCGGTGCAGACCTTACAGTCGATAAGGAAGAACCGACTGCCTTTACCGGCGATAATGTCCGCGGGCTGTCCTGCGGCGTTCTGTGCGAGGCGGTGTACCCAAAAGCCTTTGTCGAACAGATACCACGCCAGCTCGTTTTCAAAGTCGTTCCCTAACTTCTTGTTAGTAGGCATTAGCAATCCTCCAAGTAAGTGCCGAGAGCAGGAAGCAGGAGAATCCACCGGCGGCACGACCAATCGTAATCCAGGTCGAGGGAACCTCTTTTCCAATCTCTAAGGCATAATCCACGCTTCCGGCAGCTCCCATAATGAGAAGAAGACCGGCGAGCGAAAGTACCACAGACAATACCTTGAAAAATTTAGCTAACATATCATTACCTCGTATTTTCGATTTTAAGCCCTTTGAAATACTTTGACGGGTATTTCCTCCACTTTGTCGCCAGAAACGCTTTTAGAGGCGTTCTGAGCGGTTTTAGAGGCATCGTAGGTATCTACCTCCGCTCGCATAATCGAGAGTACCCGTCTTGCGATAATTCTGGCCGCCTCGTCAGACAGCCGATTCGTACTCATCCAGAATCTCCTTTGCCAAGGCCATTACCGTGTCGGCCTGTGGCCCCTCTCTGCGTCCGTTCAGGTACATAGACAGGGCTGTCTTATCCACAGTGACTCCACGCTCCCGTAGCTGATCTACAAGCCAGTTCTGCGTCTTGTCGTTGAGGATAAGAGAAACCTTTATCTTCTTCCCCTCCGTCATATCAAATCCTCCCTAAATTTTATTTGTCAACTTGTTGACAAGATGGAAAAGACCTGTTAGAATGAAGTTCCCCAACTTTCATTTAATAGCTATCGGAATCTACCGAGGCGATCTTTTCTTTACCCTTTTCTGGGTAGCAACTTGTTGACACTGAGCAGTATATACCATTTCTTAAGTAGTGTCAACTAATTTTTGAAAATTTTCTTAAATAATTTTTAGTAAGCATTTGAGGTGAATGTAATGGCAACTGACACTTACAAGTATTTTGACGCAATTCTTAAGCAAAAAGGTATTACTGCCTATCGTGTAGCTACTGATTTGAATATGCGGTCAGTAATGTTTACCCACTGGAAACAGGGTAAATCTCAGCCTAAGTACGATAAATTAAGTATGATTGCCAATTATCTCGGTGTAACGGTAGATGATCTCACCGGAACAACGGAGGCTCCGGTCGTAAAGCCGATGGTAACCGACCAGGACCTTATGTTTGCCCTGTTCGGCGACGATGAGAATATCACCAAGGATGATCTCGAAGATGTAAAACGCTTCGCTCAGTTTATAAAGGAGAAAAAGAATCAGTGATAGAAGAAGAGGTATACAAAGTCATTGCCGAGGAAGGAGCCGTATTAGAAGAGTTCTCACTTACTAACCGAGAAGCACTGTCCATTCTCACACCGGATGGTATGTTTATTGCCGTAGACAAAGACAAGATCGGCACTCCGGAACAGTGGATAGTCGTGACAATGCACGAGGCCGGGCATTGTGCCACCGGTTCCTTCTATACCGAGAAGTTCCCGTTTGAGACTCGCAGACGATTAGAAGAGCGGGCCGACAGATGGGCAATAAAAAAGCTCGTGCCGGAGGCCGAGCTGAACGAGGCGGTATCTAAGGGCATTACTTCGCCATGGGAGCTTGCCGAGTATTTCAATGTAACCGAAGAGTTCATCAGAAAGGCAGTCGAATACTATGAATGTCGTTCTCTATATGCGGTATAGCTCGGATATGCAGACGGAACAGTCTATCGAAGGTCAGGATAGAGTCTGTACGGAATACTGCCTCCGAAACGGATATACCATTATTCATAAGTATATAGATCGGGCCACTTCTGCCTATAAGCACACCGAAAAACGCCTCCAGTTTAACCAGATGATAAAGGACGCGGAGAAGCAGAAGTTCGAGGCGGTCGTGGTCTATAAGCTCGACCGGTTCGCCCGAAATAGATATGACTCTGCCATAAGCAAAGCGAAACTTGCCAAGAGCGGAGTAAAGGTCTTATCTGCTACGGAGGGCATATCTGACTCTCCGGAGGGAGTCATCCTCGAATCC